CGAGCGGGAGACTCAGGTTGAGATTGAGTTTAGAATCGGTAGTGTAGAATACAAGGTAGTAAGAGGAATCAAACCAAATGTCTTTGAGGTTTACCGTAACGGATCCCTTATTGATCAAGATGCCGCGAATAGGGACTATCAAAAGTACCTTGAGCAGAGCATACTTAAACTTAACTACAAGTCTTTCACTCAAGTTGTTATTCTTGGTAGTTCAACTTTTGTTCCTTTTATGCAGTTGTCTGCTGCTCATCGAAGAGAAGTTATCGAAGATATTCTCGATATTCAAATCTTCTCCCAGATGAATTTCCTGCTAAAGGATAGGGTAAAAGAAACTAACCAAACACTGAAGGAGTGTCAGCATCAACTGGAACTCGCTTCTCAAGCAATCACCTCTCAGGAAAGAAACCTGGAGAAACTGACTGGTGCAAACCAAGACAGGATCAACTGGTTCCAGAAGAAGTTTGCTGAGAACGAAGATCGGATGATTGAGATCAAAAATGAGATCTCCGAATTCGACAAGCAACTGAAGGTTATGGAAGATAGTTCTTTCAACCTCAGGAAAACAG